AGGGACCCTCTCCGCTACACGTCGGGCGCGAAGGCAATCTGCCATCGACTTTTGTATACGATGCTCCTTGATCTCTCCGTCCCAAAACATAAGTAAAGCTACCACAACCTCTATCATTTTTTTTCCTCGTAGTTATCCAGCGTAATAATATCAGGATTTTCTTTCATATACTTTTCTTTTAGTTCTGTCCAATAACTTATCTTTGGGTCAAAATCCCTGGTATTAAAAGATTCTGTGGACATAACACCTAATTGTATGCACATATTAATTAATTCAGCAAATGCAGGTGGGGGTGGATTAATTCTTGGCACTCTTCTACATTCTTTTACTAATTCTAATTGTCTTTTTATTTTTAATTGGTCTTCTTGTTCTTTTCTAAACTCCTCACTACATGCACTACCAATAGATTTTCTCCATCTAAAACCTAACACTTGAGTTTGACTTTCATCATTTGTTCCTGTTTTATACTCATGCTGTCTAACTTCTGAATATGTCTCCCAGCTGCCTTCATCACAATTGTTTGGATAAGTGTTTAAATATTCGTTCTTTGCATGCGCTGCTGTGCAAAACAAGATACTAACGAGAAAGATCTTTAATATCGTATTCATGTTCTCTTACCTGGTCTGCTAATTGTCTATATAAGTTCTCAGCCATTTCCCACGTTGCCTCTGCTGCAGATAGTCTTGTAGCAACGTCAGTAAGTTTATCTTTCGATACTTCTATATCTCTCTGTATATTAATTAATGTTTGTTTATTTGCTTCGATTGTATCTGTTAGATTTAATACATACCTAATAGATGTAAATGTTCCAGCTAGTATCGCAGCTACTACAGGTACAATTACTATGTTCTTTTTTACCCATTCAAATCTTGTTAATTTATTTTTATTTTTGGTTGCCATTTGTATATCTCATTTCACGGTTTGCATCTTTAAGTTTCTCCATATCTACTAAAACTTTATCCATTTGTCCTCGTAAGAACTCAATGTTAACTTTGTTTAGCGCCATTGACTCAATATGTGCATTTAACTTATCAGTAGTCTTATAAAGATCTTCGATCATCATGAACTGCTCAGAATCTGCGGGCAGTGAACCTAATTGTCCACGTGGCCATTTAATTCTAAACTCTGTGTTCTCTATTAAATCTTTTTGCATTAACTCTATCTGTGTGCTGTGCTTGTTTAGTGTTTCGTGTAAACCAAAGTATGCCCAGGTACCGATTGCAACGAGCGCGATCAAAGAGGCAACCGTCTTCATTGGCATTTGCACGGCCGCCTCTTCAGATATGTTTAATGGTTTATTCATTTTTTCCAATTGAAAAGCCATGATACATACCATTTCCACATAGCTTTTACTTTTTCTTTAATTTTTTTAATCATTTTTTTTCTCCTCTATCTCGTAGAAAAAATTATCAGTGTCTTCAGTTCGCCACTGTTGTGTGTCTTCTACGTTCCAGTAGTTAGTTTGTACCTTCCAATCAGGAACTTGGTCTTTAACCGTAAATGATGGTATGTCCCAAATTAATCTGTTGTTAGGTTGTGCTGCATAATTGCCGTCGTTTAACGCAAGTATGTGAGCGCACTTATGTTCGTGCGGGATCTCAGAATGATCAGTATCTAGTATATTAGGTTCTGGATGTGCAAAGTCAACAGTAAATAAATAACGTCCGTAGTGCCATTTTTTATCTTTGCCTATGTATTTTCCGGATTGTGCTTCTAAAATATCCCAAGTAGTAACAGCAGGGTAATAAGAAAAACTATTCCAAAGTTGAAGTTCATCAAGTCTTTTACGTGGAACAGCTTTCGGTTCATAACCACGTTGAATAAAAGCCGATATTGGTAAACGATAAAAGATAGCACCATTCTCCATGATAGCATGGAATAAGAGCGCTTTTCCTGTAATCGCTGTAACGCCAAAGATAATACAATCTTCAACTTCGCCATGATGTTTTTTGAGGTCATATAAATATTCTCTTCTTATCTGTGCATACTCTACAGGTATATTTGCATTTAAGTAAGCCATAAATCATCCTTCTATTTCACCCCAATGTTTTCCTTTTTCGTAGTCAACTTTGTTAGGTACTTCCAAACTAACAGCATTTTCCATAATCTCAATGACTTTATCTGACTCAGCCTTATCTTTAATAGATATATTTAACTCATCGTGTATTTGAATCAAAGGTGTAATTTTTTCTTTGTACAAATCTAACATGGCTTTTTTAATCATGTCAGCGGCCGAACCTTGTATTAGTTTATTTAAAGCCTTATACGTAAAAGCTCTTTTGATCCCTGGTCCGTGTTCCTGGAGTGCTGCTTCATGTGATAATGGTTTATGCACACCAAATTGACTTGGTTCCCAAAGATGAAAGTGACATAGTCTACCCAACAGAGTTCGTATTTGACCTCTCTTTTCTGCTCTGTCTGATGCGTGATTCATTAATTGTTTAACAAATGGAACACGGGAATCATACTGCCTAATAATTCTACTAGCCTCTTCATCCGGAACGCCCAACTCCCCTTTTAATTTATTTTTACCCATCCCATAAAACTTTCCTAGATTAATTGTTTTTGCCTTGTCTCTAGGTATATCTGCCATTTCAGATACTATTTTATGAAAGTCTGTGCTAAAATCATTTTTGTATTTTTCTTTAAATTCTTCAGAACCCGGCAACTCCGTTAAACAAGCATAATGCACTACCAACCTAGGCTCTTGTTGAGAATAGTCAAAACAACCCCACGTATGGCCCTCCTCGGGCACAAATATAGTTCTAAGTTGATTACCCATGTCTGTTCCTGATTTAGGTATTTGTTGTAAGTTGGGATGAGTCATAGAGAATCTACCTGTTATTGTTCCACCAAACTCTGATCTTAATTGATTAATATCAGCATGTATTCTACCTTTGTGAACGTATCTAAATATAGATTCCATGAAAGTAGTTCTAGCTTTGTTTGCTTGTCTTGCATTATTAATTAAATTTATGATAAAGTTGTTGTGGTTTTTTAAAAAATTTTTTGTAAAGCTAGGAGCTTTAGTTTTTTCTGTTCTTGGATAGTCTAGTTTTAAATGATCAAATACTTTTGCTATTGACCTTGCTGCCCATAAATCAGGAATAAAACCTACCTCATCTTTGATACTTTGCAGCATATTATTTTCTGTCCTTATTAAATTTTTTTCAACCGTTTTTGCATGATCTAAATCTACCCTTACACCTTTTGCTTTCATCTCTACTAAACAAGGAAACAAATTAGTTTCTAAATCAAATATAGAATTTAAATCTTGATGATTAATTTCTTTTTTAAGTTCTTGCCAAAGAGCTAAAGTTATCTCTGCATCTTTCTCTGCATACTCACCTACATACATGGCAGGCAGTTTATACATTTCAGCTTTTGGATCTATTCCCCATGCTTGTGCAGCTTCTGTGAGTGATGATTCATTTTTAGATAAACCTGTGTATTGTTTTGCTACACTATTAAGATCATATCTCATTCTATTTTCGTCTATTAAAGATGTTGCAATCATAGTGTCAACTATCTTACCATTGATATTTAAACCCTCGGATTTTAACCAGCACACATCGTACATAGCGTTATGAAAAATTTTAGTAGCTGGTGTGTTTAAAACTTCTTTTATCCAGTTTAGAACCATTCTAATGTCCATATTACCACCACCCTCATGTCTAATAGGAAAGTATCCAGACCAATTCTCTACAGCGACTGCAAAGCCTACAATATTACCAACTTCTCTAAACATACCTGGGCCCATTTTTTTAAGCTCTGGATCTTTTGTCTCTAAGTCTATTGCAATCTCATCGTATTTAGATAAATCAGGAAATGAGCTTGGTTGAACCCATTCCGTAGGTGTTGTAAACAAAGGTTTTTGCATTATTTTATCCCCCATGAATTAGGTTTTTCTTTCGGTAGATTTTCTTTTGGTTTTTCTATCGTAGGATAATCTCTTTCAATTATCATTTCTAAAAAGTGTATTGCTTTCAAAATATCTTCTTTCCCATTTTTGTCTTGATGACGTATTATGTATTTAATAGCACAACCTTCAGGATATAGCAACTTATTCTCTACTACAAACTTACTTGGTTGAATTTTATATTTTTGATAGTGACTCCCGCCGTGCTGCTTGTCCCATACTTTACTCATTTGTGTTCTCCTTTTTGTACTCTGGAAAATTATCTTTCCAAATTTCTTTTTCTTGTCTCTCAATAAATTTATGTAATTCTTCTTCACTCATTTTCGTAAAAATACCTATCTAGCATTTCAAAAGATTGTTCACCTATTCTTAGTCTTGGTGTTGGTCTGTACATAAATAAATTTTCTGTTGACCTAGTTACAGCTACGTAAGCGCAACGTATTTCTTCGTGTCTATGTTTTGGAGTTTTCTCTTTGTAGTTTTGACAACAAGGATAAGTCCAAACATCACACACTACAACATTAGTTGCCTCTAAACCTTTCACTGAATGTATGGATCCAATTAAAATTTTAGTATCCAATAAAGTTTTATCTTTTTTATAAACGTTTACTATGTAGTCATGCGCCTCATCAGAATCTAAAAACAATTTAAATTCTTCCCCATCATTCATAAAAGATTGATTTTGAACATGATCTTTTCCAAATCTTATATAGTCAAACCACTCTTGATCTATTTTAAAACTTTCCTTAAAAACATTTTTTGTTACAAGATCTTCATAATTATAATAATTATCACTTACAAATAAATTACTTTTATCCGGTTTATTATCTTTCTTTTTAATATTAAGGTGTTCTGACCTTATTTCTTGAATTAATTTACACACCTGTCTTCCATCTAGTTTTTCTCTTTTAACTAATTTTTGCCACAAATTTAAAATATCTCTAACACTATTCTTAATAGAATAGTTATAAGAATTAGCCGATCCAGATTTAGCTTTAGTTTTCCAAAGTAAATTTCTTTCCATCAACATTTTTTTGTAATAAAACAACCAGGTGTTGGTTCTAGCACACATTATCCAAGAGTCTTTTTTTACTTTTTCTTGTATGTCGTATAACTCTATGCCTATTTCTTCTATGTTTCCCTGTACTTCAACACCATCTTTTATTTTAGGTCCAAATATTTTTTCCTTTCTATATTTTGGCCCAATGTTTGATATTATATTTTGAGAAAAATTTAGTATTTTTTTAGGTAATCTATAAGATCTATCAAGAACCCTTTCTACGTGAGCTGGATAATGTAAAAACTGTTCTGGTTCTCCACAGTTAAAACCAAATATAGACTGGTCATCATCTCCTGCTAAATAAATTAAACCTTTTTTATCTATTATCTTATCTATTACAGCCCACATCAACGGGTTTAAATCTTGACACTCGTCTATAAAAACTATTTTATATTTTGGAAATTTAACTTCTGGTTTTAGTGTTGAAGCCAACATATCAGTAAAATCCATTATATTGTAAGCAGTTTTAAATTCTTTGTAAGTGTCGTAAGTAAACTCTAAATCTCTTCTGCTTATGTTACCAAATTGAAAATCGTCTTGTTTTTCATCGTAATAATACCTTACAGACTCCCAAGTATCTTTTGATTTAAAATAACTTCTACCTTTATTTATTAAATCTAATTTCTTTTTAAGAATACTTCCGTCAAAATCTTCATCCTCTTCTGGCTCATCTTCTCTTTTGATTTCTTTATTGTATTGTTCTCTTGTTCTCCACTCTCTCATAGGCATGTTTAAACATCTATTAAAAAACATCTTGTCTGCTTTAGAAAATAAACTTGGTTCTGGTTTTGGTAACGCATTTTTACACAATGCATGCAATGTTTTTATAGGTTCTAGTTCTTCTTCTGTGAAATTTAAATCTTTTTTACAACGATCCCTTAAATTTTGAGCAGTTGCCCTAGAATACCCCACTAACAATACCTCTTCTTTTGGATAGCCATAGTCTAATTTTTCTTTTAAAATTCTTAATAACTCATGAGTTTTACCCGTGCCTGGAGGTCCAAATATTTTTGTAACTTTATAAAGATCTGGGACTTTAAACTTCACATGACCTCCTTGTTGTTCCCAAAAGTTATTTTTTCGTGTTTAAATTCTTCTTTTTCAAACTCATTTTCACTTACAGTATAAACATTTCTTTTTATATTTCCTTTTATATGTAGTTTACTATGACTAAGTCCTATTATATTTTTTAAAAAGGTATGCGTTGTGTGTTCAGCGTGCTTCCATTTTTTACTGTCGGTAATGTATGTATAGAAAGAATCAAAAACAAAATGAACTTTCTTTTCTTCCTTATCGTAAAAAGGTATTCTGTCTATTCTTGTTCTGTCTTCTGTTCTTCTACCTTCAAAACAAAAAGTTCTTAAAGATTCTGTTAGTTTAAACAACGGCATGCTTTCTTCTGGTGCATCTTCTCCTGTAGCTCTTTCTTGTAGTTCAGCTATTGCAGCATCCCAATCAACCTGTTTCATACGAGGTGGAGTTTTTCCTGTCTGCTCCGTTGCCGCTTCTCTTGCAAGTTGTTGGTTGGTTAATTCTTTCGAAGTTAGTTTAACTTCCTCTCCATCAAAACCTAAAAACCATTGTCTAGGTGTTGATTTAATGTAAGATAATGGTCCGAGTGCCGTGTGCTGTAAACCTTTTATAGATTTAACTCCAAATTTTTTTAATATACATTCACCCTTGTTACAAAATTTACTTAAATGATCTTGATTACACCTATATGGGTAGTCCTTATTTTCTCTAGAATTTACAGTTTTTTGCACTTCTTTATAAGTTAGTTCCGGTTTGAAAAATTTTGTGTTATACTCTCCCGTTTTATTTTGCCAGTTTTCAGGAAACCTCATTTTAAGATAACGAGTCATGTCTAATAAAACTTCGTCTCTTGCTCCTCTTTCTATGCCAAAGCTAGCTAACGTTTGTAAACATGGAGGGCCATCCTTAAAATCCTCATCGTTTAAACTGCATTCTAATTTTTTTAATTGACTAATTGTTATTATACTTTTTTGATATGTGTTGAAAAATTCCTCTATTGTAGCTTTTGATCCGTCTTCCTTAATCATATATCTTTCTGTGTTTTTGTAATTATAATATGGTAGGTTTATCCAACTACCAGCAGAGCCTTTGTCTAAATCTAAATACTTTTGCACTGGAAATATTCTGTCTGGTTTTTCTACACCAAATATATGTTTAATAGAATGTAATTTCTCTCTCATCAACAAAGCAGCTACAGGTTCTTTTAAGAAAACATATATGTGAACACCTCCGCTTTTAGATCTAATAGGGACTACCGGTACATTTATGCTTTTTATTTTTTTAAATAATTCTGTTATGTCAGGTCTGTAATTATCTAAATCTATTGCACCCCAGGTGCATTTACTATTTTTATTTATTGGACAGATACCTAAACTATCTGCCATTATATCTCCATGCTTAACGTTAACTTTAAATTTCTCTCCGTTTAAATGTGCTCTCCACATTTCTTCAGTATGTGGATAATGAGATGTTTTAGACTCCCCTGACTTTTTTATAGAGTTGTTATCGTCTTTTATTATGTGATAACCAAACCTCTCCTCTAATCCATTAAATATTTTTTTAAACTTCTCAATCATAATGCAAAGTGGGCGCTTCCACTCTCGCATCCACGCCCACTACCTAGGATAATGTTAGTACGGTTGTTTGGAGTCTGTTTCTCCGTTGCCGTGCTTCGCCTGAATCTCACCTTTACCTACACTCACAGCAAAATTTTTTGCCATGTCGTAAATACTTTTATCTGAGACTGGTCCAACCTTAGTTACATCCCATCCAAACCATGTGCCTTTGTCGTTTGACATCTGCACAGTTTTTAGATTGTAAATGTGGCTGTATGTAGGCGGAGTAAAAAGTCCGTTCTTACCCTGCATTTTGATACCCATCATCATTGAGTTCCATTTTCTGCTCACTTTTAATTGTGTGCCCTTCATAGAAAGCAATGCTGTTTGTGGTGTTTTACCCAAAGCTAACACAAAGTGTTGCGCAGTGTTATCAAGATAGTTACCGTTTGGTAATCTATCTTTGTAGTCTTTTCCTCTTGTGGTTTGACTAATGATATCACTATCAGCTTCGTGAATAGCAACAGGTGCACCAGTACTGGTACCTCTGTCCTGCCATTCAATATATTGTCTTTTGTAATGACAAGGAATTATGTCAATACTATCAAACAATTCATTGGTAACAGTGTTTATGATTTTGCCAGGTTCTGCGCCCTCGACATATTTAGCATCTCTTTTGTTTACCTCTGGAGATAGCTGTCCCAAAACTTTTAAGAAAGGTAACGCAAGATCTTCTTGCGATATGTTTTGAGCACCTTGGTTTGCATCAGCTTCAAATAAATTTGTTGCTAACGCTCCTTCTTTTTTTGTTGCTACTTGGTTCATGTTTATTTGCTCCTTTTTATTGTAGTCTTATTCTCCGAGAAAACCCCGAAGATTTCCGTTGGCATTTCTTTACCTGCCTCAATACGCTCACGGACTAACGCTTTTAG